TTTATGTTGACTTATTTTTTTAATTTTTGATAAAGTTACACCTTCATCTTTTATTCTTATTTTACTTAGTCCTAAAGCATTATGTATTTCTAATGTATCATTGTCAGTCAAATCTGTTAGTAGTTTTTCAATTGTTACTACGTTTGTTGAATTACTGCTTGATGTATCTTTAATAGGTATAACATCATCACTCTTCACTACAGCTGTATCTGAATCATTTAAAGCTATATCAGTTAAGCCTTGATTTAAATCTAAAGAAAAAGCACCTGAGTTTGATAAGCTTAAACCACTTCCACTTGTAAAGTCTCCAGCACTTGAGAAAATAGCCCATGTAATTTCATGTGTACCAACAGTATCATTCGCTGAGTTAGATGTACATACAAAACCTTTTTTTGAATTTAAAGATCCTTCTTCTATAAATGTATATGAACCTGAAGCTTGATGTGTAGAAGCAAAATCAGTTGCTCTAGTCCATGCTCCTTGAGCACATACATATATACCATTATCAATAGTATCACTTTGATCTTTAACTAATACTCTGTCATTTTCGACCAGTATTACAGTTGTGTCTATTGTTTGTAATCCTGCCAGTATTATAGGCACGGTGGTTGCACATCTTACTTCTGCTAGTAAAGATAGTCCTGAAGCTACACTGTCAACGTAAGTCTTGTTTGCAATATCATTATCTTCTGTAGGTAGTGGTACATTAGTTATTGTGAAAGGGCCACCACTAGAAGTATTTAATTGTATATCTTGACTTAAAGAAAAGTGAACTGTTCCATCATTTTCAACATAATTAGCAGCTGAGTGATCTCCCCATCCATAGGCACTATCCCAATTAGCAGAATTATCTGTTATACTCTGCATTGTTTTAGCATCGTTGCCATCAACAGTAATTTTTATAATGCCTGTTGAATCAGGCAATGCTGTATCTAATACAACTTCAGATGGTAAATTACTTGTAGCTATCTCATTAAAATCAACTGATGTTAGGTATGTATTTGCATCAGGCGCAAAAGTTATATTTGTTCCGGTAACTACTGCTTTTACTAAATTGCCGTTTTGCCAAGAGTTTTCTGTATCTGAAAGTCCAATAAATGTAGTTGTAAATCCTGAAAGGAAATCACTTTTTGTAATATACTTTAAAGAAGAATTTGATTCTGTTGTGCTGTCAAAGTCACAAATTAAAAGCCTATCAGAATCTGCAACTTCAGAACTAGCTAGTTGGGCCAAAGGCGTATTTCTTGCAGAAAGAAATAAAGACTTGTCAAGAATCATCTTTCCTGTGCTGTCAACTGTAATATCACCAGTGACTGATCTTGTATAAAAACCCTCAGTACTTGGATCACCTGTAGCATCGTATACAAGTATCTGACTTGCGCTTACACTACTTGCTTCTGTTTTAATTTCGCTTAATTCAAAAAATGAACTAACGCCACCCCCAGAATTGGTTGAAGCTAATTTATAAACATTATTTGACTCATCGTAAGTAATTGTTATTGTATCAGAAACATCAGCTTGAAATAAATCGTTGCCAGCTATATTTTTTAATTTATTTGCTTTGAATTCATTGAAATAACCACTAGCTGCATTTATACTTTTCCATCTTCTAGTTGATATTCCTAACTCACCTTCATTATCTATTCTAGGTACTAAATTCTTTGTTGCCATTTTATATCTGACTCCTGTTTTGCTTTTCTAATCTAAATATATACGATTTACTGTTAAATGTTGCTGTATTGTAAAAAATTAATATGGCTATGCTTAAGAACAAACTGCATTAGCTCTTGGCATAACATTGCCTTCGCTATCAAATTCAAAATACTTATCTCCGACACTTGATCGATTAGTCATTGTATATTGAGAGTTTTCTATCATATTACTGCTATCACCAAATATAGGACTAAAATCCATTGCAAATAAACCAGTATCTCCGTCTATTATGTTTGTTGGAATTAAGCAATCAGTTAAAGTACTGTCTTCTTCCCATAAACTAGTGTCTGATTGCTCTACATATAGAGAGCCACTGATTACGACATCGCCGCCAAACAATGCTACAGAATTTGGCGTGTTATTTGCTTTACCACATTTAGAGCCACTAACAAATAAAAATACATCATTGCCAACATCTGTTAACAAACCTGCACTTGTTCCGCCCTCATTATCAGATGCACTTCCTGATGGGTACATAAGAATTTGTGGCGATGTAGAGTCTGCTGCTATTATTTTAGTTGTTCTTATTTGACTACTTAAAAAATCTTTTGCCATTTTAACTTCCAATCACAGAATAGTAAATTGTTGCTTCTTCTAATTCACTTTTTTCTATTGTAAATTTTTTTTCGGAAACATTAGTTATAAATATGTTTATATTTTTATTTGTTGTTATTTTTATTACAGGAATGATGGTATAAGTTTTTGAAAAAAAGACTTCTTTGTTGATGTCATTTTCACCTATTACACAAGTGCCTGTTTCGTAAATGCTTGTCATATCTAACTAGCCTTAAATACTTGTATATGAACTTTACCTGTAAACGGTGCTGAACTCTGGATGGTCATTTTACTTGTGTCTAAACTAGTTACAAATATGTTAACATTTTCATCTTCTGGCGTTAATGCAATTACAGGAATTTTTGTGTATGTTTTAGTAAAATCAAAGTCTTTTTGATGTTCATTAGAAAATTCAAGTATTTTAGTTTCTACATCAATACCTGTTGATTCTTCAGCAGGCATAAACTTTTGATAAACAGGTTTTAACCTTATTAACGGATAAGTTCTTTTAAATCTATTTAAATCATATTTTGTAATTGTCATCTTGATGCCTTTTTGTCAAAGAAGTTTTGCTGCAACATTAGCAAGATCAGATCTATATCCTTTTTCAAAGTTTATATGACCTGTTAATTTTTCATTTTTTAGTTTTTCAATTATAATTGTCAAACCATTTGAGAACTTATTTATATATGACAAATCTACCTGTTCAACGTCGCCAAGAAGAATTATTTTAGAATTTTTACCAGTTCTTGTGATGATTGTTTTCAACTCATGAACAGTTGCATTTTGCGCTTCGTCAACAATTATCACCGCATCATTAAAGCTTCTGCCTCTAATATACGAAAGGGGTGCAACATCAATAACACCTTTTTCAATCATCATATCAAAATATGATAAATCTCCAAATTGATTTCTAAAATTGTCTACAATCGGTGCTAGCCAAGGAGTCATTTTTTCATTTGCTGTGCCAGGTAAAAACCCAATATCTTTTCCAACTGTTTGAATGGGTCTTGTGAATATTATTCTTTTCTTTTTTTCTTTTTCTATGTCCTTTAAGGCTGTCATTAATGCAAGATAAGTTTTCCCACTCCCAGGAACACCTGTCATTGTAACTAACGAAATGTCACTATCAGTAAGTAGATTTAAAGCAAAACTTTGTTCCTTATTTTTTGATTCAATATCAGTCTCTTTTAGAAGTCTACTGGCAGATTTAATTAAGCAAAAAGTATTAAACTTTTTAATACATAGTGCTGATGCATTTGATATATTATCTTTAAAAACAATACATTCATTTTCTGAAATTGTATCAACATTTTCTTTAAAGCTTCTTGCGCTTATACTACCATTAGCATAAATGTTGTCAATTATACTTTTATCAACAAGCATTTCTGTATGCCCTTTAAAGAGGCTTTCTTCTTTAATAAATTCATAGTCCGCATAATAGTCATTTGCTTTTAAGTTTGCAGCATCACATTTGACTCTTAGATTAATGTCTTTTGTTATTAAAACAATTTCGTTATACTCTTTACTATTTGTTAAAAAGTTAACAGTTGATATTATTTTGTTGTCATTACAGTTTCTGTCTAATGAACTAATCCCTTCCCAACAACTATCAGATACTACAGATATTGTAGAATTATTTTTTTTAACATATATACCTTTTTGTAAACTCCCATCAGTTCTAATTTCATCTAAAAACCTATTGAAAAATCTTGAATTTTCTCCTAAAATTCCTTCTCTACTTTTAAATTTGTCAAGCTCCTCTAACACAATCATAGGAATAACAATATCATTATTTCGTAAATTATGCAGACACTCCTTGTCATATAGCAAAACACTTGTATCTAATATGAACAATTTTTTGTTTTTTTCTAGCGTCATTTTATAAAACCCTTGCTTTTATATTAAGATATAAACATTATATAAATATTTTGCTTATAAGAAAGGTTTTATAAAATGAACAACTTAAATACAACTTGCTTTAACATTCACAAAGAAAAAAACAAACAATGCCAGACAACTAGCTGCAGGTATTGGCATAAATTGTCTTGTAGTCAAAATTGTATGATCAATAAAATTAATGAAAACAAAGACATGACGTTACAAGAGATAGGTGATATGTTTAATGTCACTAGAATGAGAGTTTGTCAAATAGAAAAGAAAGCTGTTGGTCTACTCAAGGATAAACTAGCCCCTGCTTTCTAATGTAAATTTTACAAACTCTCCGAGGAAACTTTTTGTATGTCTTAATGACTTCCTAAGTCTTACTCCTGCAGCTTTATTTCCTTTGTTTGACTTAAGAGAATCTTCTTCCATTGTCTCTATCAAAAGTCTAAGATGCTTATAATAGTCTGAAACTTCTTCTAATTTTGTTTCTTCATTCAACTCATCAATATTATCTGTCATTTCTTTTCTCCTTTAAATTAAGATTTTATTTTCTTTTTCTTCACAAAACACTTCGTTTTCTTCTTTCAAAATAGAAACTAACTTTTTCATCAAATTTGTCTCTTCTATTTCCATAGATAGAAATTCAATCAATTTTAGTATTTCTTTCTGATTAACGCCAAAGTCTATTACTTCTTTATGAATACTTCTAACTTTCTGTATTGATTTAACATCATCAAGATTGTTTGGATCAAGTGTATTCATAAATACCTCTGCGTAATTTCTTTTTTAGTTCTGTACTTACCATTAGATATTTCTAATAGTGTGTAAATGATATTATTATCAGATTCTTTTTTATGTAAAACTAAAGTTCCAGATTTTTCATTTTCAATTATATACTCAGCAATTTCCCAATCAGACAAGTATGCTTTTTCTTTTTCTAAAAGCTCTATTATTTTTTCATGACCAAGAAAAATAAAATTTTGTATTATATCTTCTTTATTGTTTACTAAACTTTTAAGATTTTCCATTCCCCACTTAATCTCGCTTTTAAAAATCTCATAAACTCTATGAACTACACCACAATTGTCACAAATTATATACTTTTCCATTAAATCTTCATTGTCATCATAAAAGTTAACAACTGGAATTTTATGATAGATTAACGTATTTTTGTTTTTAAATATAGATAGTGTGCATTGACACTCTATTAAGTGTTTTTCATATTTGTTTTTTATCATTTAACTTAACTACACATCCTATGTTTTTTAAATTATTATTTAAGTTTTCACTAAGCTTTAAAACAAACAAAAAAGACTTTCTAGGATATATTCTTCCTTTATAAATTATAAAACCAGAAGTAGCTGCACTATTGTAATATGCTATAGCCGACTTGATCTCTTCTAATAACGTCACATCTTTATACGGCACGTTTACTATTGTTGTATTGTTAGTTAATCTCTTTTTCCTCTTTAGTAAGTAAGTTTTTAAAGATAAATCTTCAACGATTTTTAATTTTTTATCTATTTCTTTTGTAATATCTGCACTATTGCTATTTAAAAACACAACTTTTTCTGAACTTACTTTTAAACTACACAGGCATGATTTGTTTAAAATATTCTTTGTAATAGAATCACCAGACTCAGCTGAATACTTTTCT